AGGCCCGCTCCAGCTTTTCCCAGTAGGCTGGCCCCCACGGGTTCGCCCGGCGCCAGCCGTCCACCATGCGCCGCGCCTGATGCTCAGGCAGCACGACGTTGTAGATGCGGCCCATCGCAGCGAAGGCACCCACACCGCCGGCGAATCCACAGGCCAATTCTTGCACCTTGCCGATCTGGCGCTGGTCCTTGTCAACCTCGTCATAGCCGACGCGGAACGTCGCTGCGGCGTTGTGCTTGTACACGTCCTCGCCGCGCTCGAAAATGCCCAGCTTGGCCGCACCGCTGTTGCTGTTCGACGCCCACGGCGTCACCCGCGCCTCGATGGCGGCCCAGTCGGCGACGACCAGATGCTTGCCCTTGGCGGCCATCAGCGACGGGCGCAGCATCCCCTTCAGCACGTCCGTGACGCGCCGGCCGAACTTGGGGACGATCTGGTGCCCGCGGACGATAGCCTCGCGGGTCAGTGCCGGGTCGGCGGCGCACTTGCGGGGGAAGTTGTGGACCTGAAGCCCAAACGATGAAGCACGGCCAGTAGCGCTACCTCCTGCAAATACGAACGCTCCTCTAACGCGGCTGTCCTCCTCGTCAGCAAGCGCTGCGGCGCGGCTAAACTTCGCAACGGACGAGGCCCAGAGATCATCCGCGCACTGGATAACTTCCGCCACTTCAGCCGGCACTTCATCGGCGTTCTCCTCCGCCAGCGCCAGCAGGTTGGCGCGCACGTTCTTGTCGATGGATAGCTTCGCTTCACCATCCTTGTAAACCGTCGCCAGCTTCAGCGCTTCCGGTCCAACGCGGTCCAAGACCCATGACCGCATTTTCGGGCTGCGGACCGACGTGACCACGCCTTCAGTAACTTCGCATACGATGTCCTGTATCTCAACAGCTTCCGCTTCTGCGTAGCGCACCGCCGCCAAAGCCAGAGGCTTGTCAAGCAGGACACCGCGGTCATTGATGCGCTCATTAACGTGATAGTCGTGCAGTTCATCGGCCGACAACTCCCGCTGCACCTGACTGATCGCCCGCATCGCCCGTACATCCTGTTCGCAGTACTGGACCATCTCGGCCATCAGGTCGGCGTCTTCGCGGAAAGTGCCATCAGCCTGCGGGATCGACAACAGCCGAATGAGTTGGCTGCCGCGGTGGTCCTTGCGCATCCCAGCACCGGCGAAGCGGCCGACATCCTCAAGGCTGCCCGGCGCGCAGTTGGCGCGGGCTTGGGCTGCGGTGCAGTAGAACTGCTCCAGCTTGAAGTCGCACTGGAGCACGTACCAGAATATCAGGCGCTCGAACGCGGCGTTGTGCGCGCGTATATGGCCCTTGTGGTTAGCGACGGCCTGCGGGAAAGGCTGGTCTGGCAGCCACGTCCGCACGTCCTCGTCGTCAAACGCGTAGGACATGCACAGCACGTCGGTGCTCATGTCCATCGCGTAGTTGTAGACGCCTTTGCTTTTCAGGTCGCAGCGCGACCGCGTCTCGAAATCAAGCCAGAGTATCGTCACGGATGCCTCACTTCATCCGCTACTCACCGGGGCGGCGACATGGGTCTACGGCGCCCGCCCCGGCTTTCGCACCCCCCGTTACGCCGTTGCGCGACGACGACGGCGCGGCTCGTCAGCCGCCGGAGTTTCGTCAGCATCGTCGGCTTCTACCTCAGGGGCGCTGTTCGCGTCCAGAGAGGTCCACTCGACGATGTCAAAGACCGGCGTATAAATCCGGCCATAGGACTTGTGCTGGTAGTGTTCCTTACGCAGACGCACCAGCGGCACGGGCTTGTCCGGGTTCTTGTCGGCCTGATCAGCGATGGCGATAGCCAGCGCCTGCACCGCACGCTTGCCGCCCACCGAAGTGACCGTGTAGCGTGCCTGCAAGCCTTCGTCCTCGCCGTTGGTGCACGCCAGCGACATGCCGATCTGCATTTCCCAGCCGCGCTTGGCGCCGTCCGGGGCAGGCCCGGTTTCCGGCAGCGGCTCCGACACCGGCGCCATCTTCTCGCCGAGCACCGTCCCTTCGCCCCACGCAATGAAGCCGTGGACGAACGAGAACGGGTTGACGGCCCAGAGGCTGTCATCCTCGACTTCGGTCTGGTCAGCGCCAAACACCCAGTGACCGGCCTTGTCCATCTTCAGGATGACCATGCCGGCTGCACCGCCGACATCTGCCTCCAGTGAGCGCAGGGTCTGGGCAAGCGACTTGACGGACGGCAGGTTAGCGCCGGCGAACGTAGTGAGATTTGTCATTACTGTACCTTCCTTCGTTGACGTTACTGTACTTTGGCCAGCGCCTTACGCAGCGTCTGCCCAATTGGCACGACTGCCGGCCGGGGATCGCTCTCCGGTGCGATAGTCGAGCCGCTTGACACGGCGACCACAAGGTCGTCGGGCAAGTTCTTCTTCGCCTTCTTCAGTTCCTTCTCGACTGCGGTAGGCGACTTGATCTTGAGTTCGTGGACGATGACGCCGTTGTCTTCCATGAACTTGGAAGCCTTGTCCTCGTCGATCCACTGGCGCGTCGCGCGCTTGTTGACCAGCTTCCAGCCGGGCACGGCGTTGCCTTCTTCCAGCAGACCGTGCGCCAGTTGCTGCAAGTCCTTGATGAAACTCTCCACCATCGGGATTTGTTCAAGGTAGTGCGCGATCTGCTCGACCGGCAGCGCCTCGACCTTGGCCTTGGCGATGCGGTCGATGGCGCCGGTCATCAGCGGGCAGACCGGCTTGGCGGCGCACCAGCGGCAGTGGTCGCCGGCAGCCAGCGGTGCGTCAGGCTTCAGTGCCACCTTGACGGCGCGGGCCAGTTCAGCCTTGAACTGCTTGATGCGCTCGACCGTTGTCGTCCAGCGCTTGACGCTAGGCGGCTGGACAATGATCAGTTCGACTTCGGTCGCGCCTTCAAAGACCCATGCCGTTGCCGGCGTGCGGATAGCAGCCGCAGCGTAGAAGAGTAGCTGGGCGTTCTCTTCGACTTCGACCGCGACCCCGTCGCCAAACTTCCAATCGAGCACAATAGCCCGACTGCCAAGCCGACCAATAAGGTCCACACTCCCGAACACGTCAGGCAGAAAATCGCCAAAGCTGACCACGCTTTCGACTGCATATTCCATCTCCGCCTTGGGGTCGATCTCGTCCAGCGCCGCCAGCGCGACCGCCAGCTTGCTCTCGATCAGGTCTGGCGTCAGCAGCGCGTCGTTGTGCTTGCGGCCCAGATGATCGTCGGGCGTACCGCCCTTGTCGAGAATGTCCGCGATGGTGTCGTGCAACAGCGTGCCTTCGTCGGCGTAGCTGCTGCTGGGCTTGGGCGGCATCTTGTCCACCAGCGCCACGCTGCCGGGGCAGGCGATGACGCGCTTGGCGGTTGAACCGCCGACAATACGGCTGTGCTGTGCCATTACTGTACTCCACTGAATTGCACTGTCTGAGGCCGCCAGCATACACGACAAAAAGTGTTTCGCAAGGGTTGCCGTGCAAAAAAGTTTGCTGTAGTCCACAGGCATGACTGAGAAAGAGATCGAAGCCTACTTCGTCAAGCGCGTGAAGGCGCTGGGCGGTTACGCGTACAAGTTCCGCAGCGTGACCCAGCGCGGCGTGGCTGACCGGATCGCGTGTTTGCCGAACGGCCAGACGTGGTTTGTCGAACTGAAGAAGCCCGGCGGGCGGCTGTCTGCGTTGCAGGAAGTGTTCGCCGAAGAGATGGCCAAGACCAAGCAGAACTATGTCTGCCTGTGGTCCAAAGCAGGTGTGGATGAATGGGCCGACCACTTGAACTAAGGCCCTACCAGCACGACGCGGCCGACTTCCTGTACGAGCGTGACCGGGCGATGATCCTTGCGCCGGTTGGCGCCGGCAAGACCGCGATCACGCTGACGGCGATGCAGGCGATGCTGGACGACGGCCACGTCAAGCGCTGGCTGGTCGTCGCGCCCAAGCGCGTCTGCACAGACGTGTGGCCGGTCGAAGCGCCCAAGTGGTCACGGCTGACGCCCGCGCTGGCAGTCGGCACGCCGCAGCAGCGACGGGCGGTGCTGGCCAGCCGAGCGCCGGTTGTCGTCATCAACTACGACAACCTCGACAAGCTGGACGACCTGTCGGGCTTCGACGGGATCGTGTTCGACGAACTGACCCGGCTGAAGAACCCCGGCGGCAAGCGCTTCAAGGCGCTGGAAAAGCTGCTGGCGCCAGTCAACGTGCGCTGGGGCTTGACCGGGTCGTTCACGTCGAACGGCCTTGAGGACGTGTTCGGCCAGTGCAAGATCGTGGATCAGGCGCTGCTGGGCCGGTCGAAGGGCGCGTTCCTCCAGCAGTACTTCATCTGCATCAACCGCGACTTCGGTCAGTGGACGCCGGCGCCCGGCGCGCTGGAGCAGGTCATGCAGCGCATCCGCCCGGCGACCTACGTGCTGGAGCCGGGCGAGTACAAGGACAAGCTGCCGGAGTTACATGTCGTCGAGGTCCGCACGGCGCTGGACGACCGCGAGCCATACGAAAAGATGAAGCGCGATTATGTCGCACGGTTTGGCAGCGACCGCGTCATCGCGCAGAACGCCGCGTCGGTGACGGCCAAGCTGCAACAGATGGCCAGCGGGTTTGTCTATAACCGTGAGGGGGCGACGCCGGTGCACTGGTTCAGCACGCACAAGTTCGACCGGCTGGAAGAACTGCTGGATGAAAACCAGCGAGCCAATACGCTGATCTGGTACACCTATCAGGAAGAACTGGCCGAACTGCGCCGGCGCTATCCGCACATCCAGACGCCTGACGACGAAAACGTCGTCGAGCGCTGGAACAAGGGCGAGATACAGCTATTGGCCGCGCACCCTAAATCGTTTGGTCACGGGATCAACTTACAAGGCCAGCAGCACATGGCGTTTTTGTCGCTGCCGTGGAGCCTAGAACTTTACGAACAAGCAGTCGGGCGCCTGCACCGCAGCGGGCAGACGCGCGACGTTTGGGTTTACGTCATGCTGACGGAAAAGACCATTGACGAACGCATCTGGGCGGCGCTGCACGACAAGCGCGCGGTGTCCGATACAGCGATTGGAGAATTGAAGAATGGCTAAGGTATCGTGGCAGACGCTGGCAGTGAAGCTGCCCAGCTATTCGGAGGCGGAGGTCGAGCAGATGCTGGCCGACGAGATCACCACGCACAGACGAGGCGCCATCGCCCGGCGCCTGCACCAGCGGCTGTGCAAGCTGCGGATGGCGCGGGAACGGGTCGAGATCATGGAAAGGATGAAGAAGAAATGATCGACGATCAGTCAGAGCCGGGTTCGTGGAAACGGGCGCTGGAAATGAAAGCCGACATGGTCAATCATCCAGACCACTATAAGGTTGGCGGGATTGAGGCTATTGACTACATTCAGGCCAAGCTGTCGCCGGAAGAGTTCGCCGGGTATTGCCGCGGTAACGCGCTGAAGTACCTGAGCCGCGCGGGGCACAAGGACGCCACGGCGCAGGAGGTCGGCAAAGCTATTTGGTATCTGAACCGCTGGCGGGACAGTCTTGTTCACACAGACACACCCAAGTAGAGTTGTGCGCTTCGATGCGCTTGACCGTCTCAGGACTGTCAGTCTGGCTGTTGTACCGGATCGGTTTGGTGATGGCGCAGTAGCTATTCGCCACCGGCGGCGGCGTCGAACCGTGCACGCAGGCGCTTG